CTATTAATCTTCTAAATAAGATATCTAACACTTATGATTCAGATACAGCAGGAGAGCTTGAAAGACGTTTTATTAATAGTATTAGGTCAGGTGACCCTCGCAAATTTAAACGCGGTATACAAAAAGTAATCGAGAGTAAAAACAATGATATTGACTGAAGGCGGATCAATGCCGGGCGTAGGCCCAATACATATTGATGAGATTGAACCTACACTTGACGCACTAGAAAAATCACTAGGCATAGATCTAAAGAACAATGTATTAGGCAGCGTTGGCAAGAAAGAATTTTCAGGAGATATTGATGTTGCTATTCAAGTAGATCCAGATAAGATTCCAGAGCTTGTAAAAAAGATTGAAGCAAGCCCACTAGTAAAAGACATTGCAAAGTCAAGTGTAATAATGACAAGTGTTGACATTGTTAATTACGATGCAAGTAAACAAACATCAAAGCCACGTACAGGTAAAGTACAAGTAGACTTTATGCCAGGCGATCCGGGTTGGATGAAAACATATTATCATTCACCTAGCGAAAAGGAATCAAAGTACAAAGGTGTATTCCGTAACATTATGATTGCAACTATCTGTGCAGTATATCAGCGTGAAGCATCAGAAGAAAAGATTGACGATGGTCGTCCTGTAGAAGTTGAACGCTGGATGTGGAGCCCATCAGATGGACTTGTACGTATTAGACGTACACCTGTTCCTAAGGCAAAAGGTGATGGCTATACAAAGAAAAATAAAAACGAAATTATTGGTAAGCCAATACGCACAGCACCTGAGATTGCAAAAGCACTAGGACTAAACGGGCCTGAGGATTTAAACAGTTACGAAAGTCTAAAAGCAGCAATGGAAAAGAATTACGATCCAGAGATGGTTAAAAAGATTCTAGATAGTTTTGCTGAGAACAGACAGGTACAAGATATTGGTGTACCAGATGATCTAAAGAATGAAGAACTTGATAGAATTAAAGAGCTTGCTGGATTAAATTTAAATAGTACAGTAATGTCAGGTAATGGTATTAGGATGCGCAAATGAGATTCTTTGAATTTAAACAATTAAACAAACAACCTTTAACAGAAGCAGCTCGCATTCAACATGCAGAAGATATTATCTTTTGGGAAGGTTCCAAAGGCGCAGTACGTGCAATTGAAAGTTTAAAAGGATTAGAGCAAGGAGGAATACAAGATGTCACAATCAAATGGGACGGATCTCCCGCAGTCATTTTTGGCCGCAATGAAAATGGAGAGTTTGTGTTTACCGATAAAAGCGGATTCGTTGCAAAAGGATACGACGGAAAAGCAACCTCAGCCAAAGCACTACAGCAAATGCTAATGAATCGGCCTGGGTATCAAAAAGATCCAGACGGTTATAGCGGATTGATTTCAGGCATGACAACTGCTTATAAAGAATTTGAAAAGGCTGTTTCAACAGACTTTAGAGGATACCTCAAAGGTGATATGTTATATTTTAAAACACCTGAAACACAAGACGGTGATTTTATTTTTACTCCTAACATTGTAACCTACACAGTAAAACAAGACAGCAACATTGGCAAGCAAATTGCAAGAAGTGAATGTGGTATTGTTATACATAGGCTAGTAGATGAAAATGGAGCTGAAAGACCTTTACAAGGCAACGAGATTGAAACTATTATTAGTGGCGAAAAGGTATTAGTACTACCTCCAGTTACAGCACAGCAGCCACCAGAGATTGACGACAGTGCTATACAAGAGTTAAAGTCAATTGTAAGCAGAAACGCAAAAGCAATTGACAGAATGTTAGATGCGTCAACACTAGAACAAATGAAAATAAAAGACCTTCCGCAGATTTTCTATACATATCTAAATTCAAAAGTAGATACTGGATTAACAAATCTAGCAGAAGACTTTATTGCTTGGCTGAAGCAGTCAAAAGTTAGTCAGCCAAAACAGAAAAAAATTATTGATATGATTAATTCAAATGTTTCAGGATACAATGCTATTTGGCAAATAGTATCAGGAATTATGAGAGTTAAAGATGATATCATTAATCAACTAGAAGCACAAGATGCAGACATCAAAGCCCACATTGGATCACATGGACCAGTTAATCCTGATGCACACGGACAAGGTGGTGAAGGTTATGTACTTGCGCACCCAGAAGGGGACATTAAACTTGTTCCTAGAGAGTACTTCAGTAGAGCAAACAGATCAGTGGAGAGATAAATGAAAAACTACATGGAAATATTTGAAGCAGAACTTGACGCTATTGTCAAGCCTGTATTAGAAGATGACTGGGATGACTTTGACATGTCAGCCAGTGACGACGATGAGCCTGGATACAAGCAAGCAGCAATGTATGATCAGCTAGGCAAAATATTAGATAGTCAAGGTAACCCAAAACCAGTTGACACAGTAACTTGTGATGACGGTAAGCAATTTAAAGTATCAGCAGATCAGGCAAGAGTTATTCGTATGCTTATGACAACTGATAAAGTAAAGCCTAACGTAAGAACACAGTTCCAAAGAGATATGCAACAAAGTTCAAGTGCGGCTGACTTCTTTGATATCAAAGACTATCACGAAATTCCACAACTATTCGTTAAAAGATACTTAGGATAATAAACATGGACTTTATCAAAAACATGTATGAAGAAGGACTAGTTGAAACACAACTATCTGAAGATGCATGGGCTGATATTAGAGGTCGTAGAATTGAACGACTATCAAAAGAAAAACGTGTAGCATTGTATGCATACCTTGTTGGATTAGAAAACGCTATGCGAGCTACTAAATTTGTAGAATACGCAGAAGAAGGCCGTACTCCACCTAATCAGTATGTAAAAGGGTACAGTCCTGTTGTAGCAATGATAGATGACATTGTAACAGCAGGTCCTGCATACATACAACAGCTAAGAGCACTACACAAACGAGCTAAAAAAGGCTGAATATAGCAGTTTTTATGCTATTTGGCTAAATAATATTAACAACTTCACTGAGCGTGAAGGTGTGTCATTAGAGATAAAAGGAGAAAAAAATGGCAGATTTAACAGGAACAAGCGTAGCAGCTAACTACGAAGTACTACGTGACGGAATGGGTGTAGGCCCAGTAACAAGAATTGTTACACTATCTAAGTCTTCAATCACAGACGCAGAAGCAGTAGCAGCTATCAAAGCAGCAGAAGCAGAAGGCAACACAGTTGCTGGTGTTATCAAAGACACTAACGTTGTAACAGTAATGCTACAAGGTGCAGGTATCACAGACGGTTCTAACTACGGTGCAACTGGTGTTACTTCAGCAACTACGCTAACATTCACTCAGAAGATTGCAGGCGCAGCATAATAATTCCTAGCTACCTTTAGGAACCGACGTTACAAGGCGTCACTAAAGCACCACTTTTACAGTGGTGCTTTTTTTATGGCTGTAAATACTGTATGAGATTCAAAATTCAAACATTAGTCGATGTAAGCCAAACGTTTGCTAGAAAAGGTGTTGACGATCAAAAGTCAATAAAACAGCAAGCAAACTTCAATACCTTATACAATGTTATAGGACTAAGATCAAATCCAACAGAGTTTGAAGTAGGTGTTAACAAAGTATCTATTGCTGGTTTAGGGTTTGGAGAGAACTATAAAGGCAAACAAAATGTTTGGACAGTTGAGTTTACAATAGAACAAGAAGACAGTCTTACACTAGATATGTTAGAAAGTGATTTCGACTTGATTCCTTTTATAGCTAATCTAGATGAAACAGCCGAACATCCAAAAGCATTGTTTACCACACTATCAAATAATGGCTATAGAAACATCATTTTTGAGAAATTATGATAAATAATAGCATAGGGCAACTATATAGGCATATATAAAAACACATCAAAGGCCAACTTCGAGTTTACTTTAATTAATGGAGATATTATATATGGCTACTTCGCCTACTACAGAATTAGAAAAAGAAAGTCTAGAAGCACATGTAGATCTGTGCGCACTTCGTTATGAGCAACTAGACGGCCGACTAACACGCCTTGAAAATAAAGTAGACGACATACATGACGATATTAAGTCAGGTAATCAATCAATGATTAAAGTCCTAATAGGTGCAGCAGGCACAATCGTAGCTGGACTTTTATCTACCATCGTTGTAATTTTAATGCAATAGCCATCGCTCACGCATAAATAACTATATGTTATTACGTGAGTTTTTTATTGACCAAATAGATGAGAAGCAAGTCTGGGCACGTTCTGGAAAGAAAGTCGTGCGCAAGTACAGATGTTCAGGTGGTCGCAGACATGGCAGAATTGTAGCAAAGATTGCACAATGCTATGCAGCACCTGATGTTAAAAAACGTACTCGTTTAAAGATTATGAAAGCAAGACTAGGTTCTAGACTAGCTAAAAAAACTAAGAGAACAAAAAGAATTAATCCTGCAAGCCGCAGAGTACAACAGCTAAACAAAGCGGCAAAGGGCGGGAGAAGATAAGTGCTTATTAGAACTATTATTCCTGAAGCAACACAGATATGGAGTAAAAGCGGTAGTAAGAACGTTCGAAAGTATCGCTGCACAAGCGGCGTTCGTAAGGGGAGAATTATGGCATCCCCTGCTTCGTGTAATAAACCTTTGAGTGCGAAAAAAAGCGCAGCATTTAAAAAGACACGTAGTAAAAAAGGAGTCCATCAGACTTATAGAGCAAGCCTATCAAAAAGATCTAATCCAGCAGCGATTAGAACTAAAAGTTTAAACAAAAGCAGCCAAAAGACGCGACCAAGAACGTCAAGTAGTAAGCGAGCTAGGAGAATAAAATGAAAATCAAAGAAGTTACAGAGAATAACCAACCAACAGTAAAACGTGTTACAGGTAACGAAATTGAGATCGACAATGGCGACGGCGTTACTACAACAATTGATCGTAGAAAGAATCCAGATGCATTACAAAAAGATCCTAGAACAGGACAAGTTTCAATGCGTCAGAGAAACAGTGCTCAAAACAAAAACAATTCGAAAACACAAGTCAGACAAGGTGATAAGGTAGACCCGGAGACACTCAATGCGAATTGATGATATACTAAAGCAGTTTACTATTCAAGTTTCTAACGAAGAAAACGATGTGTTAGAAACTATTGATAGTAGAACTCCTTTATCATCATTTAGCGAAAGAGAGCAAGTCGTTATCGAGAACCTTATACGCAAAAGTTTGGTAAGTAAAATCGTTGTTGGAGCACAAACTTTGGTTGTAAGGAATGATATACAAACCCCAATTAATTAAAGAACTAGAGTCTTTATTAAACAGTTCTATTGACCCTTCTATGTTTCCATATGCAAAGGGTAACAGTATCCGCATAGGTAATTACATAGTAAGAACAAATAGAAAAGGTTACAACAAAGTTTTTAGCTTATCAGATAACGCTCTAGTTGCTGAAACATTTTGTAAAACTAGTGCAGTAGCATTAGCAAAAACACTAGCAAAAGGAAATGTAGAAGCTCAGAATAACATTATGGATGCTGATAGACAGATAATGAAACACTATAATGATTGTGTCTTTTACAAATATACTATGAGAGTAAGCAAGGACGAGATAAAAAAAGAGGTTGCTGAAACAAGGTATGACATTGCTAAGTCGAGGACACTCCAAGCAAAAAGCCAACTAGACAGATATATTTACGCATAAATGGCTAAATAAATATAATAAACAAATTCATAGGAAGAGTTAACAATGAATATTAGAGAAATATCAAGACCGGTAACTGCAAAGGCGTTGAACGAAAGCCTTGCAAAGCGTTTTGGCCAAAAGGTGGCAATTGAAAAATTTACATTAGAACAGTTACAAGATGTTCGAAACAAAATTAGAACAAAGCTCAGTCAAGTTGAAATGAACGAAAACTTTGATAGCGTAGTTAACAATGAGAATTATCAAAAAAGCAAACTCTTCCTTGATGTCCTCAATACAGCTATTGCAGAGCGTGAGAATATTGCAGAAGCAGGTGATTGTGATTCATCTTGTCCTAAGAGCTGTCCAGACTGCGGCGGCACAGGCGATCCTGCGAAATATAAAAAGATGAAGAACGAAACAGCAAAGCCAGATTACATTGATATCGACGGCGACGGCGACAAAAAAGAGCCAATGAAAAAAGCCGCTAAAGATGCTAAGAACAAGAAAGATGAATCTATTGTACGTGAAGGTGCAGAAGATGCAGCTGAACTAGTTATGGCAGCTAAAGACATGGTTGACAGAGTTACAGGTTGGATGGAAGACACAGCAGAAATGCAAACAGAATCAATGCTAGAACTTGCAGATGCTATCCGTGATGAAATGGGCAGTGAAAAGTCAGAAGCATTTGTTTCATCTATTAAACCAGCACTTGAAGCATTATACGCTGCAATGGAATCAGCTCGTGGCACACTAACAGGTGGTGTTGGTATGCTAACAGGCGAAGAAGCACCAATGGATACAATGGGCGCAGACGATGCAGTAGAACCAGACCTTGATGCAATGGCAGATGAGCCTGCACTAGAGCCAGTTGAAGATGATGGCTTAGGAGCAGCAGATGCAGCAATGGGCGGCGAAGAAGAAGCCGGCAGAGCAAAACGCGAATCAAAGCAGTATTCAAAAAAAAAGATAGCTGAAACTTCTCGTAGATTAGCAACTACTCTTTCTAAAAAAAAGACCTAACTGAAGCACAAGAAGCATCTAAATTAGTTCAAGTACTAAGAACTGTTATAGGTGCTGCTGATGCTCGCGGCGAAAGCATTTTCCTACACTTTGAAAGACCATCACCGGATGATTTAAAGTCTGGTGCTAAAAATCTTGACCTAAATAGATTAATGCAAAACGTAGGTGCAGAACAATTTGACTTTGGAACATTCAAAGCAGCATATGACACAGATCCTCGTGTCAAAACAATGGTTAAAAACTTCGATAAAACGGGCATTGAACCTAAAACTCAAAACACTCTTGACAATGACGGACCAATGGCAGAACCAGAAGGTGGTACTGACAGTGTAGGCCAAATGGCAAAACGTGCAACTGATGTTGGCGACAAGCTATAAAGGTATTGACTTTCAATAAATTAGACTGTATACTATGTATAACAATATAGGAATATAGTTTTGAGTTTAATATTACAGAAGTACGATTACACCCCCATCTCACGAAAACAAGTAAATGGCAAGAGGCTCTATGAGACCCCCGACGGAAATGCAGTGGCCTCGGTCACTACTATCCTCGACGCTACTAAGGATAAGACACACCTCATTGCTTGGAAGAAGAGGGTGGGTGAACAAAAAGCACAAGAGATTGTAACTGAAGCGGCGGGGGTTGGTACCCGTATGCACAAATATCTCGAGGACTACATCGAGTTTGGTGAGTGGCCCCAGCCAGGGTCAAACCCTTATGCACAACAGGCACACGGAATGGCCGAAGTTATCAAGACCCAAGCACTTACAGATGTAGATGAGATATGGGGGTCCGAGGTAAATTTATATATGCCCAACATGTATGCAGGAACAACAGACTTAGTTGGACAATATAAAGGTCAACCCTCTATCATGGACTTCAAACAAACCAACAAGCCCAAGAAGGTTGAATGGGTAGTCGACTACTTCCTACAACTTGTCGCATATGCAGAAGCACATAATGAAATATACGGAACAGAAATACGTGAAGGTCATGTGTTTATGTGCAGTCGTGCAGGCGAATACCAACAGTTCGATCTTTGGCCACACGAATATGACGAGTGGCGCAACGAATGGTACGAAAGAGTTTACAAGTATTACGAACAACACGCATAAATACTGTATATAAATTAGGAGTCATACAGTGGCAGTCGTTCAAATATCAAAAATACAAGTTCGTAGAGGACAAGAGAATCAAGGATCAGGACTACCGCAACTATCTTCAGGTGAGTTTGGTTGGGCAGTTGATACACAAAAACTTTATATAGGTAACGGTAGTGTTGCAGAAGGTGCACCGCAAGTAGGTAATACTAGTGTGCTAACAGAACACAGTGATCTATTTGAAGTTGCAAATGAGTACATATATAAGAACGGCGTTGGCTCAATTGTAACAGGTATCGATTCTGTTAATCCTATAAAAAGAACACTCCAAGAACGACTAGACGACACAGTTAGTGTAAGATCTTTTGGTGCAACTGGTCTTGAATCACAAGACGCTACTTCTTTATTGCAACGAGCTATTGATCAACTATATTTGAACTCAGGACAAGAAGTAAATGAAAAGAACCGTATTACTCTACATGTTCCTGCTGGTATCTATACTGTTAAAGATACTATTCGTATTCCTCCTCACGCAACTATTGTAGGTGATGGCGCAGGAAAAACTATAATCAAACAGACTAACCCAGGACGTTCTGTATTTACAACAGTGTCAGATGAAAGCGCACCTGGAAGTTATATCTTAGACGGAGAATATGCTACACAAGCAAGAAATATCCGTGTAGAAGGACTAACACTACAAGTAGTACAAGGTTCTAAAGGACTTGTATTACAAAGTTGTAGAGATAGTTATTTTGAAAACCTAACTATTGTTGGCGATTGGGCAACAGGCGATATTATTGATAGCGATACTACTACAACTTTTAGTATTGGACTAAGCCTAAACAGTAAAAATGGCGGTGTTGAGTCAGTGCGTAACGAGTTTACAAACTGTCATATACAAGGCTTTGGTTACAATGTTGTATCTAACTGGGATATAAACGATAATGTATGGACAACATGTAATTTTGGAGAAGCAGGTTACGGTGTAGCATTTGGTAAGTCAATGACACTAGATGGTAATATTGCAAACGGAACAGCAACAGGTCCACACAATAACATTTTTTCAGATTGTGTTTTTACAAACATAACAAAAGAAGCAATACTTGTTACAGAAGGTACATATAACGTAAGCCGTTCTAATAAATTTGTTACCTGTGGCAACGACGGCGGTGCAGATGATGTACCGGTAACCCCTGTAATTAGTTTTTCTAAATTAGGTAATGAAAGTATTAACGATTACTTTACAAGAACAAAAGTACTTTCTTACACACAAGGTGCTATACTTGCTACTAATGCAACTATTACAGCAGGACAAGCAACTATTACGTTAGCAAATACTAGCTCAATTAGACCAGGGCAAGTGTTAGTTAAAACAAGCGGAACAGGAGCATTTGGTAGTGAGAATACAACAGTATCAACTGTTGACTCACCTACACAAATTACAGTAAGCGTTCCGCACTCAGCAAGTGGACAAATATTCTTTGAGATTAGAAGTCCAATTATTGGTTCAGTTCCATACATTCCTGAAGTACAAGGACCAACTAACTTTGTATGGGGTTTTGAACACGAAGTAACAATTTCAGACGGAACAGCAATTACGCTATTTAGATTGCCACAGGTAATAAACCAGTCTTTTGAAGTTGATTATCTATTAACTAGTGAACTAGGATGGAACGGAGTTAGATCTGGAACGTTACAAATTTTATGTAACAGCAGAGCAGACGGACCAGCTGGAACACCAAGTATCTCAGTTTCGGACAACTACGACTACCAAGGTGACAATTCTTATCTTGACAAACTTTATTTTGATGCTATACTAGATGATATGAATGCAGACAATGAGAATGAAACTATTGTGATCAGAAGTAATTCTGTAAGCATGCCGTCAAACTCAAGAAGCAATTTTAAGTTTAAAGTGAAAACAAAACAGACTAGTATAACATAATGTTTGGTAAAACATACGAAGATCGTCTACAAGAGTGGGCAGCATTTAGAGAATCATTGGAAGATTCCGAAGATCCTTTTCGGGATCTTATTGCTTTTTATAGACAAGCTCCCTCGGTAAGTATCCATACAGATCCTTTCAATCAAGACGCTTGGCCAACTGCTTGGGAACTTCTTTTAGAGAATCAGTATTGTGACTTCTGTCGTGTACTAGGTTACTACTATTCTTTACAGTTAACTGAACGCTTTAAGGGGTCAACTTTCGAGATACATATCAGTACAGACAATGCATTAGGATATATGTATCTATTGTTTGTTGACAATCAAGTACTAGGCTATGACGAAACTAAAGCAATTGACAAAGTAGATTTGCCAAAAGATTTACGCTCGCAACATGTGTTCCCACTGTCTGGTAACCACTAAATATTGAATTATATAGGAGAAGAAAATAATGTCAAACGGTATTCACATCGTAAAACGAAACGGCACAAAAGAACCAATTAATATTGATAAGATTCACAAAGTAGTAGAATTTGCATGTGAAGGTTTAGCAGGCGTTAGTAGCAGTCAAATTGAAATGAACGCTAACTTACAATTTTACGATGGCATGAGTACAAACGAGATACAAGAAATAATGATCCGTTCAGCAAATGACCTTATTTCATTAGAAAATCCTAACTATCAGTATGCAGCCGCAAGATTGCTTTCGTATGGCGTAAACAAAGATGTGTTCGGTCAATATGAAGCTATGAGCCTACTAGATATGATTAAACTCAACATTGAGCGTGGTGTTTATGATCCTGAAATTTTAGAGTTGTACTCACCAGAAGAGATTGAAAGACTAGACAGTTACATTCACCACAAGCGTGATGAAAACTTTACCTACGCAGGTCTACGTCAGGTTGTAGACAAGTACCTTTGCCAAGATAGAAGTTCAGGACAAATTTTTGAGACTCCGCAGTTTATGTATATGATGATTGCGGCAACACTATTTGCTAACTATCCAAAAGAAACTCGTATGCACTACGTAAGGAGATATTATGACTCGACCTCCCTTTTTAAAATCAATATCCCAACGCCAGTCATGGCCGGTGTCCGTACACCTGTTAGACAGTTTGCTTCGTGTGTCCTTGTTGACAGTGACGATACCCTTGATAGTATCTTCGCAAGTGATATGTCAATTGGCAGGTACACAGCGCAAAGAGCAGGCATCGGAATCAACGCAGGACGTATCCGCGGAGTCAACGCAAAAATCAGAGGCGGAGAAGTAGCACACACAGGTATTGTCCCGTTTTTAAAGAAGTTCGAAGCAACTGTAAGATGTTGCACACAAAATGGTGTGCGTGGTGGTAGTGCTACTACACACTTCCCGTTTTGGCATCAAGAAATTGAAGACATCCTTGTGCTAAAGAATAACAAAGGTACAGAAGACAACCGTGTACGCAAACTAGACTACAGCATTCAATTGAATAAAACAATGTATGAACGTTTGCTTGCTGGCGGAAACATTACTTTATTCTCACCACATGATGTTCCAGGATTGTATGAAGCATATTATGGCGACCCTGCGGTATTCCAAGAGCTTTATGAAAAATACGAACGTGCTACAAGCATTAAAAAGAAAACTATTCCTGCAATGGAATTGTTCTCAGCACTGATCAAAGAACGTGCTGAAACAGGACGTATCTACATTATGAATGTAGATCATTGTAACACACATAGTTCATTTAAAGACACAGTATACATGAGTAACTTGTGTCAAGAAATTACACTACCTACTAAGCCACTACAGCATATTGATGACCCAGAAGGTGAAATTGCTCTTTGTATTCTAAGTGCTATTAACGTAGGTGTAATTAAAGAACTAGATGACTTAGAAGAACTATGCGATCTAGCAATAAGAGCATTAGAAGAAATTATTGACTATCAACGTTATCCAATCTTAGCCGCTGAGAAGTCAACTAAAGCAAGACGTTCACTAGGTGTAGGATATATTGGTTTAGCACACTTCTTAGCAAAACAAAAAGTGCAATACAACGATCCACAAGCGTGGAAACTTGTACATGACTTATCAGAAGCATTCCAATACTATTTGCTAAAAGCGTCAAACAATCTTGCTAAAGAGCGTGGTGCTTGCGAGTACTTTGACCGCACTAAATACAGCGACGGCATTCTGCCAATTGACACTTACAAAAAGGATGTGGACACAATCGTTCCACACAAACTAAACTATGATTGGGATAGTCTCCGCAATGACATTAAGGAACACGGGCTCAGGCACTCAACTTTGTCCGCACAAATGCCATCGGAGAGCAGTTCCGTTGTGTCGAACGCAACAAACGGAATCGAACCACCACGTGGTTACTTGTCCGTTAAAAAATCAAAGAAAGGACCTCTCAAACAGATTGTTCCACAGTATCAAACACTCAAGAATTATTATACGTTGTTATGGGATATGCCAAGCAACGAAGGCTATATTAACACAGTGGCGGTAATGCAAAAATTCTTTGATCAAGCAATTAGTGGTAACTGGAGTTACAATCCAACACACTTTGAAAACAACGAAGTGCCTATGAGTGTAATGATTAAAGACTTATTAACAACTTATAAATTAGGTTGGAAAACATCATACTACCAAAACACATACGATTACAAAACTGATCCAAGTGAGTTAGAAGAAGAAAAGCCTCAAGTAGAATTAGCACCTACTAATGGTGCAACAGAAGATGACGAAATGTGTGAGGCTTGTGCAATTTAAAGGTTGACAAGTATTACACTTGATAGTATTATAGATTTGTAGTATAAGGAATTTACAAATGGCAAAGACAGTATTCAATAAAGATAAGGTTGACTTTACAAAACAGCCTATGTTCTTCGGAGCAGACCAAAACACACAGCGTTATGATACATTTAAGTTTCCTGTGTTTGATAAACTCAACCAAACAATGCTTGGATACTTTTGGCGTCCAGAAGAAGTTTCATTGCAGAAAGATAGAGCAGACTATGCTAACTTCCGCCCTGAGCAGAAGCACATCTTTACTGCTAATCTAAAGTATCAAACACTACTAGATAGTGTACAAGGACGTGGACCGTGTTTGGCATTCTTGCCACATGTAAGTCTACCTGAACTAGAAGGTTGTATTGTTACTTGGGACTTCTTTGAAACTATTCATAGTCGTAGTTATACACACATTATGAAGAATGTGTATGCAGATCCAAGCGAAGTGTTTGATACTATTCTTGACGATGAAAAGATTCTTGCTCGTGCGCAGAGTGTTACAAAATACTATGACGAGTTTAACGAAGCCGCTGATGCTTTTATGCATCGTAAAGAAGGCAGTATGCGTGAAGTTAAAAAGAAACTTTATCTTGCTATGCAGACTGTAAACATTCTTGAAGGTCTTCGTTTCTATGTGTCATTTGCTTGCACATTTGGCTTTGGAGAACTAAAGCTAATGGAAGGTAGTGCTAAGATTATTTCACTTATCGCTAGGGACGAAGCACAGCATTTGGCACTTAGTACACACGTACTAAAACTTTGGGCTCAAGGCAAAGATGATCCAGAAATGGCTAAGATTGCTAAGGAGTGTGAAGAAGAAGTATACGACCTATGGCGTAATTGTGTTGAAGAAGAAAAGGATTGGGCTAACTATCTATTTAAAGATGGTAGTATGATTGGTCTAAATGCTACACTGCTTCATCAGTATGTTGAATACATTGCAAACCGTCGTCTAAAAGCATTAGGCATGAATGCAATTTTTGACCAGCCAGTAAACACTAACCCGCTACCATGGACACAGCACTGGCTGTCAAGTTCAGGTTTACAAGTTGCTCCACAAGAGACAGAAGTGGAGTCGTATATCATTGGTGGCATTAAACAAGATGTCGATAAAGACTCACTAAAAGGATTCAGTTTATGATTGAAATATTTGGAAAGCCAATGTGTCCTTTCTGCGAACAAGCAAAACAACTTTGCGAGACTCGCGGACTAGCGTACACATACAAGTCACTTGGCACTGACTACACAAAAGAAGAACTATTAGAAAACTTCCCAGGCGCTCGCACTGTTCCACAAATCCGTATTAACGGAACAGTAATTGGCGGGTTTGATAAACTAGGCCCATATCTAGAAGATACAGGTTATACAGGCACAGGACACACACTATAATGTTAATTGAAGCACCTTACAAAAATGGAGATACCGTCTCTGTAAAAACTGTCGCAGGCGAAGAAATTGTCGCACGATTAGTTGACGAGAACGGCGAAACACTTACAGTAACTAAACCAATGGCACTTACTGCTACACAGCAAGGAATTGGCATGGTCCCGTTTAGTTTTACTGTATCACCTGATTCTAAACTAAGTCTCAATAAAAGTACTCTTGTTTTTATTGCAAAGACTGACGAAAATACAGCAAAACAGTATATTGAAAGTACAACTAATATAAAACTTTAGGTTGACAACGCCCTTTTATTGTGTTAGTATAAGGTATGATAACAGAAGTATGAGGGTTAAATGAAAGACAAGTTAATATTAGTTGATTGTGATGGTGTACTCTTTGATTGGGAGTATGCCTTTAGTCAGTGGATGAAGCGTCACGGTTATACCGTAGCAGAAACAGGTCACTACTTGATGGATTTAAAATACGGATTAGAAAAAGACGAAGCAAAGCGTTTGATCCGTATGTTTAACGAGAGTGCTTGGATTCGTAAACTTCCTCCATTGCGAGATGCAATACATTTTGTAAAAAAATTGCATAGTGAACACGGATTTATCTTTCATGCAATAACTAGTCTAAGTGACGATGTATATTCACAACATTTGCGTACAAAAAATCTTATTGAAATGTTTGGACCAAGTGTTTTTGAAAAATACTTTTACTTAGATACAGGTGCAGATAAAGATGAAGCACTTGCTCCTTACAAAGGTAGTGGGTGTTATTGGGTTGAAGACAAACCCGAAAATGTTGATGTTGGAATTAATCTAGGTCTAGACGGCATATTAATACAGCATGAACACAACAAAGACTATTCCGGAACTGCACGTAAAGTAAAGAACTGGAAAGAAATATATAACATTATAATAGGAGATAATGATGGATAAAACATTACACGATGAAATCGTTTTAGCTTTTAATAACTATCTCGCAGAAGCAGAAACTTTTGATGAGAAAGGCGTAAAGGCAGCGGCAGCAAGAGCTCGTAAGGCACTTGGTGATCTTGGTAAACTTACTAAAGAACGTAGAAAAGAAATCCAAGATAAAAAGAACGCTATGTAATAATGGTAGTAAAACTAACACCAGCCGCGGAAGAACAAATTGACAAGTTGTCAAACGAAAACGAGTGTTACGGCGTTAGCCTAAATGTTAAAGGTGGAGGCTGTGCAGGCTTTGAGTATGATTGGCAACTAGTCAATTCCCCGCAAGATCTTGAAGATAACGACGAAGTAATTAAAACACCAAACGGTTGTGCTTTTGTAATAGGAGCTCACAGTGTAATGTTTTTGATTGGTTCTACAATCGATTATAAGAAAGACATTATCGGTGCAATGTTTGATATACAAAATCCAAATGCACAATCATCATGTGGTTGCGGAGTTAGTGTAAACTTTGATGACGGGTTGTTTTAATGCAAAAAGATTTAAAAGATTATGTAAAAGTTTATAATCATTTTGACTCGGCATTTTGCAACACCGTCGTCACTAATTTAAAAGACGATTGGCACAAACATACATTCTATTCACACTCTGATAAAGAACGATTTAATTTTGACGATGACTTAGAAATTAGTCATCAGTTTGATGATAAAAGTAATTTTATATGTCAGCAAATTAAAGATATTCTAATCAAATATATTGAAGATGTAAACTTGCCTAGTCTAACAGGCTGGGATGGATATCTTGATATTAGATATAATAGATACCAACCAGGTAAAACAATGCACTGGCATGCGGATAGAGTGCAGGAAATGTTTGACGGACAACGAAAAGGAATACCCACACTTAGCGTAGTTGGTCTTTTAAATGACGACTTTGAAGGCGGCGACTTTTATATGTTTGACGATTATAAAGTTGAACTAAAGACCGGAGATGTCTTGATATTTCCGAGTACCTTTATGTATATACATCAAGTAACACCAGTTACAAAAGGTACTCGATATAGTTGGGTAAGTTGGGTTTGGTAATGAATGTAAAAGAAGGTGATTTAGCATATATTGTATTTTCAATACGTCCAGAGAATATAGGTCGAGTTGTAAAAGTTGCAGAATATATTGGAAGATTTAAACAAGGTGAGCAATTTGACTTTAGAGGAATACCGTGTCAGGCGATGGTTACAGATCATCATTGGTGGATTGAAGCAGACGATATAGAAATACAGTTTGGACCTAGTCCTAAAGCGTATATTGCAGACAGTTGGTTACGTCCAATCCAATCACCACAAGAAGAAAAAGAACAAGCAGAACAATTAGAACTTGACATCTTTGCATAAAGGTGTTATAAATATACTCGTAACGTTGAAGCCAATCAACGACGAACTGGACCCGGGGGCGGTACCCGGCGGCTCCACCATAAACACATCATGGTCCTAGATGAAGGAAATTGGTGTGTTTATGATGGGGCCGAACTTAGGATCGACAGGCGTAATAGAGAACGTGGAGTTACCGGTAGGCGATGACCGTAAATCAAGCAAACAAAACAAACGCAAACGATAATTTTGCACTAGCGGCTTGATCGCTACGGGGTAGTTATACCTTGTTACCAAAAATAGCAGGAAAGCACCTTCGGGTGCTTTCTTTTTTGTCCATTGTAATATTACTGTAATCTTTGTAGGGTTAAATAGTTTGTCAAAAGAAAAGGAATTATCCGATGGTAGACAAACTCACAAAGAAGGTTAAAAAAATGGAACTCAACAATCCTGTAATCACCGTCCTAATAGGGCTGGTGATTTTTTATATCGGCTTGAAAATGTTTTCAGGCGGAATGAAGTCAATGGGCAATATGGAACACCTACAATGGTTTATAGGAGATCCAATGTATATGTTCTTTGGCGGAATAGTAATGACACTATTATGGCAAAGTTCAAGCCTAAGTACAACAGCAATTATCGCATTAGTAGCTAGTGGAGCAGTTCCTTTACCTGCCGCCATTGCCGCGGTGCTTGGTGCTAACATAGGAACAACAGGCACAATATGGTTAGCAGGCTTGCTAGTCAGTGATGGTATGCCCAAAGGCGATACGCTACGAATAGCATTAGCACACACTGGTGCTAATTTGTTTATGGCGGCTACACTGTTACCATTTGTACATCACATAGCAAAGTTCTTAGGTAGATTTTAAACTTGTAGGCAATCGGAAGGTGTTGCATCTATGTAACATCTTTCTTCTTTTTGTTTCACACCTTGTACAAATGCTGCACCGCAAAACTAAGTAATATGTGAACAACAAAATCCCACCTCGTTCACTAAAATAATAATAAGAAGGAATCATATCAATGCGTACATTCGTACTAGCTATGGTGGCCGCAATGGCTGCAACATCAGCGACAGCAATGGACTTACCAGTTCCAGGCCTAGCACTAAACACAGACGTAGTAGCACAACACAAAGTTGACGCAGAAGCAACTACACTAACAATCACACCAGAACTAGAGTGGCAACCAATGGTTGACGGTCCATTAAGCCTAACAGCTGACACAACTCTAGCAGTATGGGACAACACAAACAGTTTCACACTAGATGACGAGTTTGATCACATGCCAACATTAAACTTTGGTGCGTCATACATGGCGATGGAAAATGTAGAACTAGAACTAGGTACATCATATGACCTAGAAGCAAAAGAGCGTGGCGAGATCACAGCAACAGCTACATTCTCGTTCTAAGATAAACACACAGAACAAAGCGGTGTCAAGGGGCAGGGAAACTTGCCCCTTTATTTTTGACTAAATAATATGGGCATATTACTTAGAGAGGGCAATCCGAATGACACAAAATGAATATGATGTAATTTTACTAAAATGTGTAGATGGCGATACAGTTGATGTAGACATTGACTTAGGCTTTGGCATTTGGCTAAAAGACGAGCGTGTACGCATTATGGGCATTGACACACCAGAGTCAAGAACAAGCGACAAAGTAGAAAAACTATTTGGTACAGCAGCCAAAAACAGATTAAAAGAACTGTTAGCAGAAGGCGGCAAACTTATTACTACAGAAAACAAACACGGCGAAGATATGAAAGGCAAGTTTGGACGTATCTTAGGCGACTTTTATGTAGAACGCTACGAAGGCCAGCGTGAAAAGGTAACAGACATAATGATTGAAGAAGGACATTGTGTTGCATACTTTGGCGGAAGCAAAGAAGAAATACAAATTAAACACCAGGCCAACAGACAAAAACTATTACGTGAAGGCATTGTTAGTCAAGAAGAATACGACGAAGCAGTCAAACTAATGGAAGACAAAGACTAGTAAATGTAAATACTCAGTTATGAGTAGAATATTTCACGACAAAAATCAAAATAGATTAATTGTTCTTAGTTATGCAGGGGGAACTAAATTTTTTACTCCCCTTGCTAACTCTTTAGGATATACAACACTTCACAGTGTTAACAATCCTAGCAAGCCAGATTATGTTTTACAAATTGCTAGAGAACCTATACAAAGATTTATGAGTTGGTTTGATAAGCAACATGTAAAAGAACTGTTCCAAAAACATAGACTAAAAAACAAACACTTTCAATCTTGGTGTCAAAAAAATATTGATAAAGAATTTATTGATGATTATTTTTCTACGGCATACTATAAAATACACTATGACGGGCATACAGCATTTCAATGTCATTGGCCAAAAGTTGTATTAAAACGCTTTAATTGTGAATGGAAATATCTTAGAATGGAAGATATTAATCCGTATTTCTTAGGGCAAAAGTATTATAAACCAAAGCGCAATAAAGATGAGTATATTGGATTTTGGGATACTATAGATCGTGATCTAAAGGATTATACGCTAAAAAGAGCACAAGAACTATATAGAGCAGATACAGAATGGTACAATAACCTAGTTTTTATGGATCCGTCCAAAATAGGTTGACTTTGTAATAATATTGCGCTATACTATAGGCTATGTTAAACTTTATAACACAAATAATAAAAAGGAGAAGTAACATGGCAAAAGCTAAAACTAAAGCAGTCGGTACTAAGTTCTTTAAAGAAGGTACACAAAACCAAAAAATCTTACAAAACTACTGGGGAAATGGTAAAACATTTACTACATTTGACTTAGAAGATAAGTTAGATATTATGAGCCCAGGTGCAAGATTAACTGAGCTAAGAGAGCAAGGTTTTGACGTAAGAGTAGTAGAGTCTAGCTCTAACGACATGCCAGGCAGACCAACTGCTACATATAAAATTATGAAAAGAAGAGCATTCGCTGCATAATTTTACCAAAATAGATTGACTTTAAATCTGACTCCTGCTATACTGTTAGAGTATTAACAATAGCAGGAGTTTTTTTATGACTATGCATTTGGTAGGGCCGTATATGACTACGACCAACTACAAGAAGCGTAAGAAGAAACAACTATCGCAAAAGCGCCTTGAAGAACTACAAGTCGAGTGGCGTCAGTACAACAAACGTATGCGTAAACAGCATATGCACAGTTTGCAGTACGAAACATTTGATGATTATCTAGCCTATATTTCAGGCAACCCACCCAAACGTAAAAAGGAAGAAAAGGAGTTCAAGCCTTATGCGCCGAGTAAACCGTATGTCCGCGACACAACGAGCAATTCAAGCATCAAAACGTCGGACACAATACCCACCGCAGGATACGCACCAAAAAAAGAGCCCCTCAAATACACAGGAGACCTCATCGTTGGAATCGCAACAATGCACAAGTCCAACGCAGTCCCAATTATGCGAGGAACCAAGCAAGCCGAAGAAATAGCAAAAATGCGTCGATAAATATTGAGCGAGGGAAAAATCATGAAAAATCTAATCATAGCACTTCTTGTGCTAGTGTCATATCCTATGGCAGCAAAAGCAAATATGAATGTTTTATTTGATGCAGACAATGAACCAGAAGTTTGGTGTCTTGCACAAAACATTTATTACGAAGCACGAGGAAGTAATCTAGCAGATCAAGCGGCAGTAGCAGATGTAGTTTTGAACCGTGTCAAAGACGATCGCTATCCAGATACAATTTGTGCAGTAGTTAAACAAGGCAAACAGTATGCAGACGGACGTATGGTGCGCAATCGTTGTCAGTTCAGTTGGTATTGTGATGGCAAGTCAGACTATCCTC